GCGGCGCGCCCGCTGGGCGTCGCCGAGCGTCAGGGCGGTCGGTGCGACGCCGCCTTGCGCGATCGTGCAGATGCACGGCGAGCCGAACCATTCGAGCTGATCAGCCGCGCCGATCGGCGGGCAGACGGGAAGGCAAGCGCCCTCTGGGAATTGTGCGAACATGGCTTGAGCCTCCTAGTTGCGAGCGCGTCCCCGCGCCGGTTGCTTCTCCGCCTGCGGCTCCTCGACCGCCTCCGCCTGCGGCGTGGCCAGCCGGCCGACCCCTCGCGCGAGCATGCTGCGCGCCACGTGCGCCGGCACCTCGTAAAACTCGCCAGGCTGATAGATCGTCGGCGTGACGTTATCGGGCACGAACACGACCGGCTCGGCCGCCGTAATCTGGATCACGCGCCGTTCAGAGGTCGGATTCCGATAGAGTAAGCCTGGCATCGCTCGGTTTCGTCCTCGTCGTCTTCCTGCGGTACAACTCGGAGCCACTCCGCCCGATACCGGAAATAGTCGAGCTCGACGTCACCGCGCACCGTCCCAACCATCATGGGCCGCATCATCCCATGTGTCACCGCGGGGTCAGGCAGCGCGGCGATATCTGAGACATCGCACCAGCCGAGCTCATTCGGCTGGCCGCGCTCGTCGGAACCGGTGTGTTGCAGGCGAAAGCGCGCCGGGCCCTCCCCGCGGAAACTGATGCGGACCGAGCTCTCGATGCGCTGGGGTTCGCCTAACTTCACGCGAAAATGCTTTCGCTCACGCTGCGATGCCTTGCATCCCGGTTCGGCGCAGGCGCCCCACCATTCCGAGGACCAGGGCGGTCCCGCCGGTGCCCTGCTCCTGCACGCGCAGGAAGCGGCGCGGACAGGGGACGGCGTACTGGCACTGCGAATTGGCTGGAAGCGGATTCTGCGCCGTGAAAGCGATGGCCGCCGGGCCCGCGACCGTGCCGGGGAGCGAGTCACACTCCGGCTCGACCAGGACATCCGCCCAGCTCGAGGCGAGCGGCGAGCACGGATCGGCGGGATCCTGCTCGGCGTCCTGGATTTTGTAGGACCCAGTCACGATGTCGGCGCCGGTCATGTTCACGAACGCGACGCAATAGGTGTAGCCGGGGCTCAGATCCATGTGATCCGGCGCCTTCGCGCCGAAAAAAAGCTGCTGGCCGGCTGCTGACATGACTGCCATGTGTCAAACCTCCTTAGAGTGTTACGCGTCGCCGATCAGCGAATCCGCAGAAGTCGAGCGGCGTTCGGGCAGATGATGCTGCCGCCGACCCGTGCTTCCCATTTGAAGAGCAGGCAAAATCCGACCGTATACGGATCTTGCTGGAGTGTGACCGCCTTCCTATTGACGATCATGTAAAGCTCTTTCCAGTTTCCGAAGGAAACCGGAGTCGCTCCGGGCGCGACGTCGGGCATCTGGGTTGCGATCCGGACCGGCGACCCCGCGATGGTGTACTGGCCATCCTGAGTCGGCGTTGAGATCATGATCGGGCGGCCGTTCGCGTCCGAGATGGTCAACATCTGGCCGAACGAGCGCTGGTTCATCATGTACGACGCGCCGGCGTGATACTGCACCGGAACCTCGTACTTGAGCATCACGACATCCTGCCAGGCGAACTGGCCGGCCGGTGTCGCAGCGCCGGTCTCGAAAATCGGGATTCCGGCGACTGGGTTCATGAACCCCAACGGCTTCCCTTGGCCGTCGCCGAGAAGGACAGCATCGCTGACCGTGTTCCGGAAGGCCCAGCTCACCTTGTTGAGCATCCACCCTTCCAGATCCATGTCCGCGTCCTCGAGGAGGTCGCGGTTCACGCACAGCACGTAACGGAGCGAATCCGGCTTGATCTCCACCTCTCCGAGGCCGTCGAGGAGGTTCGCGCTTGGATTGTTGGCGAAGCACGAGGTCTCGCAGGCCCAAGCCGCGCTGAACAGCCGGACGTTGTCGACCATGAACTTGATGGACGGGCCCGCGATCGTGAGCGAAGAGACGAGGCCCGTGATATCGGTCACGTCGACCAGGCAGCTCAGGACCCTGTTTGAGAGCTCCGGCGGCAAAATGAAGCCGCTCGATCCCAGCGCGAACGAGGACAGCGCCTTGCGCTGATCGGCCGGGAGCTGGTTGAGATCGGTTGTTCTCATCAACCCGCGGACGGCCTTGCAGGCGAGGACCGCCTCTGTCACCGCGTCATCGCTCGGGTTGAATACATGCGCCTGATCGCGCTTCGGGACGCGCAAGTTGTGCCGCGCCTGCAGGAAGTCGATCGCCTCTTTCTTCTCCAGGTCGGCGCCGTCCTTCGTATCGGAGCCCGGGCGGCCAAGCCGCTTCGACAGATTGTTGATCGCGTCCTCGTAACCTTGCTGCTTGGCGAAGGAGGCCGCGACATCCTCGGCGATCTTCGCGAGCTTCTGCTCGACGTCGAGCGCCGTCTTGGAGCCCTTCAGGACCTCGGCCTTCAGCTCGTCGATCGTTTGCACGCGCGCGGCATCGGCCTTCGCGACGTCCTCGCGAGTCTGCTTCAGCTCCTTTGTGAGGTCGGCGACGAGGGCGGCGTCGAAGTCAGCCATGGCGGAGTCCTTTGAGTTGATCGAGAAGGGCGCGCGCTTCGAGAGCGAGCGGGGCGAATGGGTCCGGGGCCGGCGGGGAGCGGGGGTTGAGGGCGTCGAAGCCGCGCGTGAGCACGATCTCGATCTCGTCGGTCCCGAAGCCGCTTTCGCGTAGCCACTCGGCGAGGCCGGGCCGCGCGAGCGTTTTGACGTCGTTCACCCTGGCGCGCGGGTTGGCCGGGATCGCGACGATCGAGCACTCGAGGAGCTTCGCCGCTTTGATCCGGCGGCGCATCCCTTCGTCCTCGTAAGCGATGTTTCTGGCCGGGTCTGGCACCATGAAGCCGACGCTCAACCCGTTGATGAAGCCGTGTTTCAAAAGCTCGTACGTTTCGCGGCCCTTCGGGCAGCGCTCTGAGGTCAGGAGCTTGCCCTCGACCTCCAGCTTGTTCCCGCTTTGCTGCATCTTGATCCAGCCGCCGATGATGCAGCTTGGATCGTGGTCGCGGAGCATGACCACTGTGCGCGGGTTGATGTTGCCGAAAGCCCCCGGCTCGATAATGTCACCCTTGAGATCTCGGTCTCCCGTCGAGGCGACCCCATAAAATTCACCAAGGTCTTCCTTGGCTTCCTTCGTCTCGAGGCCCTCGAGGGTGCAGCCGAAGTATTGCATCCCGAACGCTAGGCGCCGCATTTCAGAAAAAACCAGCCCCGGATTTGGGCTGGCGGCTGATATGTTTACGTAAACGGGCCCTTCTGGCACCGTTAGGCCGCCATGCAGACCCCGGAACCGAAGCCTAAGACGTCAACCGAGCGGGTGCGCCGCCACCATGCGCAGATGCGCGCGCGCGGCCTGCGGCGCGTCACGGTGTGGGTTTCGACAGACGAACCGGCGGCCCACGTGGCGGAGGTGCTGCGCCGGGCCAGGAGCAAGGGCGCCTGGCGCGAGCGGTTCGGCGAGGGTGAGCTCGCCGACGCGCTGCTCGCTGCGTTCGAGGCGCGCTGATGCCGGTTCGGGTTCTGACCGGCGATTGTCGCGCAGTGCTCAAGACGCTGCCCGACGCCTCGGTCCACTGCATCGTAAGCAGTCCGCCGTACTACGGGTTAAGGGATTACGGGACGGCGCAATGGGAGGGCGGCGATCCAAACTGTGATCATAAGGGGCCACCGCAACAGAGCAGCAAGAGCACGTTAGCGGGGAACGGACACGGTAACGGGAAGCCGCTCTCACCGCAGCTTCAATCGATGGCGCAGCCGTTTCGCCAGAGCTGCCGCAAGTGCGGCGCGCGCCGTATCGATGCGCAGATCGGCCTTGAGGCCACGCCTGAGGAGTATGTCGCCGCATTGGTGGCGGTGTTCCGGGAGGCGAGACGTGTTCTCAGAGACGACGGCACGCTTTGGCTCAATATCGGGGATAGTTACGCGGGCGGCAAACTCGGGAACACGAACGGCGGCGCATCGAGCGGCCTGAAACGGGATGGCCGCAGCGAGCGAAGCAGGCAGCGCGCGAACGAAGCGTTTCAGGCGGACATGGCGTCGATGTCCTTTCGCAAACCGGTGCCGTCTGGAGCCAAAGCAAAAGACCTCCTAATGATCCCCGCCCGTCTGGCGTTCGCGCTCCAAGCCGGGTTTGCGCGCTGCGACGGCTGCGGGTTGGAGCTGCGGTGTGATCTGTGGCCGGTCTGGAACGGCCATCGGGTGTGCTTGGATTGCGAGCGCGCTGGTCGGGTGGGAACGCGCGTAATCCCGTCGGAGCCGGGCTGGTATCTGCGGGCGGAATGCATCTGGGCCAAGCCCAACCCGATGCCGGAATCGGTCGATGATCGTCCGACGAACGCGCACGAGAAGGTGTTCATGCTGGCGAAGCGGCCGAAGTATTTTTACGATCATGAGGCCGTGAAGGAGCCGAATGCGGAACCGATCGGACATGGCGGTTGGCAGGCTCGGCAGCGGGCCATCCTTCGGTCAGGCAAGCCCCGGAATTTTCACGCGGACTATGCGCGGACGAAAATTCCGGCGGAGCGCAACGACTCCGACATGAATGAACGGTACGCCTATGGCGCTGGCCGCAACTTGCGCAACGTCTGGACGATCACGCTTGAACCGTCCGGCCTCAAGCATTTCGCCATTATGCCCACAGCGTTGGCCGAGATCTGCATCAAGGCGGGGACGAGCGAGAAGGGATGCTGTCCGCATTGCGGCGCGGGTTGGGTGCGGAATTCGGAAGTCATCGGGAAGGAGGCAGCGGGTCATGGATGGGGTGCAAATGCGACCGTGCATCCTGATCGCAATGAAGGCGCGGTTGAGGGATTGCAGCGTAAGGTTAAGGTATTCAATGGCTGGCAACCGTCCTGCGACTGTCCCGAGCATAAGCCCGTTCCGGCCACGGTCTTGGATTTTTTCGGCGGCGTCGGCACCACAGGGCTGGTCGCCGATCGCCTCGGCCGTAGCGCCGTGTTGATCGAGCTTCACCCTGGCAACATCAACACGGCGGCCGACCGCGTGCGCCAGGACGCGGGCCTGTTCGCAGAGGTCAGCCACCTTTAAGGGAAGCCGCTGACAAAAATCAGCGTGCGGTCAGAGTTTCTTGACGTAGGTCAGGCTCGACCAGCCGCCACGCGCGAACTCGCCCCAATTCCCTTCGACATTTGTGATCGTCACGACGCTACCGTCGGGCAGTCGAGCGATGATCGGATAGCCCGTGCCAGGTCCGGAACGCACCGCGAGCACCTGCACATAGGGCGCAGCCGGAAAGGTCACTCGGCCCTTGTAGGGAACGGAAGCTTTCTTGGCCGGCGGAGGCGGCACGTCTTCCGGCGCCTCGACGGCGTCAGGCGGAGGGGGTTCGTCCGGCAGCTCGTCAGCGATCTCCTCCGGCGGGATCTGCTCGGCCGGCGGAGGTGGAGGAGGAGGCGGGCCGCCTGACGGCGGCGACGGCGGAGCGGTTGGATCGGCCATGTCGTGATCCTCTTGTGAGAGGCGTCGAGGATGGCCCCCGCTAGAGGCGAAGTCTAGGCGGGGCTTTTATTTGCACCGCCCGGCGATATCTGACTCGGACCGATAAAGGAGGTGCTCATGGCGGTGACAGATGTTTTGAAAGGCCGATGGCAGCAACTCAAGGGCAACGTGAGGCAGCGTTGGGGCGAGTTGACGGACGACGACCTGACCCAGATCGATGGAAGCCGCGAGGCGCTCGAGGGGCGGCTCCGGGCGCGCTACGGTCACGACGAAGCGCGCATCCGGAAAGAGGTCGACGAATGGTATGAGGAGCAAGGCCTTTAATGGTCGCGGGCCGCCGATGCTGATCGTCGGCGGCCTCCGTCACCAATCCACATCCGGCGTCGACGGCTCGAGCCCCTGAGCCTCCCAAAGCTTTTCCGGTGTCAGAGGCTCGCCCTTCTCGATCGCCTCGCGCATCAGGCGTTCGATCCCCTCCTGGCTGCCGCTCCATGCCTGCATTGGCGGGCCCTCCCGAAAGCGCTTCTCGTACTGTTCCCAGACGTTCGCCTGATCGAGCGCCTCGAGGCGCCGATATTCCGCCAGCGCGGCCGGCGACGGTTCGTCACTCATGGGCGGCCCTTTCTAGCTCGGCCTCGAACGCTTTCCATGTCCGGGGCGCCAGCTCCTTCAGGATGGTCGTCATCGCCCGAACAGCGGGATTGGACGACCCTTTGAGAGCCCAGTAATTCGCCATCATTTCCGTCCCCTGGCCGTGATTGAGCAGCTCCGGCAGGACGGCCTTGCGCTGGGCATAATAGCTTTTGCCGTGGCCACGCCCGACAACTTCCTTCGTCAGGGCGCCGAGATAGTCCGAGAACATATGGATTGACCGCCAGGCTTCCCGGTCGACATTTTTCTGAAGCATGCGGGCGGTATCCGCCGCGTTGCGGATGAAGCCGGCGACGTCGCCGGATGCGAGCCGGAGCGCCGTCCGGATCATGGCCATCGGGCCGCGGTTCTCGCCCGGCTCCGGATGGTGCAGGGCGAGGACGGCATCGGCCAGATGCGGCCTCGTCGGAAAGATGTCGTTGTGAATCACGTGACGCATCGCGACGTCCGGCGTCATCGCGGATTCGAGTTCGGTGTACTTGTCATACAGCCGCCCGGTGTCAGCGAAGAGCTTATCGGAAAGGGTTCGGTCGAACGTCCTTTGCGCGGCGACGACCGCCTTTGAATCCGCGGCCGCCTCGGCCTTCAGGGTGCCGGACCAGTAGTAGTGCGGCGAGGGCGAGCGCATACGGTCGAAATGGTGGCCATACTCGTGCCGCCAGACGACCTGGCCGTCGGGCGCCTTGTCGGCGTAGTCCGCCTGCATCCGGATGACGCCTTGATGGGAATACTCCGAGTTTTTGTTGTGGAGCTCGACCCGGGTGAGCGGCTTGGTCTTGAGGATCACCGTCCGCATCAGGTCGGGCGCGGTCGTGAACGAGCGCTCGTTCCAGGCCCTCTCTTCTGGCGACTTGGGCGGCCCGACCGGGGCCGGCGTCGGCTGCGTCGGCTGCACCGCTGGCGGCGCCTCCTCGACGGTGTCGTATAGGACGCTGCAACGGCAGTTGATGACGTTGCCCGGCCCGGCGCCGAGTGATTGATCGCCGGGATAGTTCAAGCGCTCGCCGCCGACCTCGAACGGCTCCTCGAGCGGCCGCACCTGCTCGTGCGCCTCCTCGTGCTCCGGCCTCACCCGCTTGTCGAGATTGGCCCACCAGGTTTTGCGCTGGATCTCGATCCCCTGCGCGCGGATCGAAGCGTTGATCGCGTCAAGCGCGGTCGAGTGTGTTTCGGTGCGCGCGATCGTGGCCGCCTGGCGCTTGGACAGCTCCGGCGCCAGCCGGCGCAGCACCCGGGCGATCTCCTGGTTCGAGGCGCCCTCGGCGACCAGCTCCATCAGCGCTTGCTGCACCCCCGCGATCAGGGACTCGGCGATGGTCCGGATATGCTGGCCGGCCCGGCGCTCGAGGGCGGCGAGTTGCTCGGCCAGGAAAGCCGACACCGCGTCATCAGCGGCGGCCTTCGTAGTCAGACGCGGCCGCGGCTTCACGGCCGCCTGCCACTCGATCGCGTTGAACTGTTCGCCGTATATGCGGACGTAATGGCGGGTGAGGATTGGCTTCCCGCGCATCACGACATAGTCATGCGCGCGCACGCTATTGCTCGAGGCCCGGACGT